CAGACATTTTTAGAGCTGTCGCAGAGTCGGGCGCGTGTGACGATGTTACCACGCTTATTAGTGGCAAGGAATACCGCCGGGCGGCTTTTAATAACTACCTAAACCATAAAAACTATATAAGCCCAATAATTAAGGCTTGTTATAGATAGGGGGGGTGTATTATGTCTAATTATGAGTATTTGGGGAGAAAGGAAATATATAAGCGAGTCAAGGCGCTAGGCTATGACATGTCAAAAATAAGCGACTTTAATTATATCAAATACGATTGTATAGAGTGGATGGAGTCGCACAAGTTAAAAATAACAGTTCAAAGGTCCGGTGAATGGTTGCAGGTTGTCGAAAAACATGCGCATGTTCACCCGGTCACGCTTTTTTGCGACTATCAAGGCGGGAAATATATCACGCGTTACCACTAGGGATATCTTATATCCCTTTTTGTTGTGCCAAAAAATCAAGCGCGCGGCCGTTGGAGCTGTCGCAAGTTGTCCGGCTATAGTTCCGGGTGCTGTCGTACATTGACAAATTAACAAAAATATTCTATGATTTTATGATATACACATTTAAAGCCGTGTATTTGACGTTTTAAGGACTTTTATACGTGCTAGCGTGGATTTTATCGAGTGCGCTGTAATAAGTCATAAAATAAGCCGTTTACAATGCCTTGTGATATATCTGTAGAGGTTCAAGCCGTCAAGCCGTGGCAAGTTGTGCCGGGTGCAATATCTAACAAGTCAGGCGCACCAACTCATGGAAATTGTACGAATTTTCAGAAAAGTTCACTCAATTAAAGTGCGGTGTGAGTTCTTTGCAAGTTCTCGACAAGTTTTTGCAAAATTTTGCGAACGGATTTTTGAAATCGAAAAAGTCAAAGGTACGGGGGCACTTAATTCATCCTAAAATTTTTGGGAATTTGAATTTTGAATTGCCAAAAAATAAATGCTCTTGGCACTGTAGTCACTCTCTCCTAGCTTCTCAATCAATTTCTGCCGTGTCATTTCCGGATTAGTCCGGTGTATGTATTCTAATAGCCTGTCTATTTTATCCATAGTATCTATCACTCCTAGCTGCTCCAAGTATCATGTCAACAATGTCAAACACTTCATCCCCATATGTTGCTACAAAATCACACAATATCTCTTCCTGTTCGATAGGCAAATACACATCATAGGACATACAGATTGCGTGACATACTTCGTGTATCAGCACTTTGCGTTGCATAAATCCACGCAAGGCATTTGACAGATAAATTGTGTGTGCATTTCTATCAGTTACACCTAGCACAGAAACATTGTCTGACCGCTTTAATTCGCCTGAATTTGAATTTTTATATTGTACTTGCCACATTGTACCATTAACATTAATAAACATCTGTATGCTCCTTTCTGAATAAAGCAAAAGCCACTAACCGAATATCAGCTAGTGGCTTTTTACTAGAGAAAGTAGTGATTATCTATTTCTCCGCATTTCTTTTCCCCATTATAAAAATAAAAATCTTCGGCATCAAATTGAAATATGCCAAACAATGAGTTCTTGCTAGATAAATACTTTATTCCGTCTTTATCTATATAATATTGAGTGACCTCATTATCAATGGGGCTGATTATCAAATCTCCATTTTTAAGGTTGTTAAAAGTTCCTATTTTTTGTCTTTTCATGAATAGCCTCCGTTTTATCCAAAAGTAAATGTATTCCTCTTCTGATGGCTTCACCTTTTGTGAAATTGTGCTGTTCACAATAGGCTTTCAGCTTTCTTTCTGTTTCCTCATCAAGTCTGATACTAAATCTGCTTGATTTCGGATTGCCAACTTTAGGTCTGCCTGCTGGTGACATAAACATCGCTTCCTTTCTTGTCACACCTTTATTATATTTATGTCACACCATATTGTCAAGCATTATTTTAAAATATTTTTCACTAGCCAATATTCAGTTATCAATGTGCGAAAAACAGGCTATGAGCATTACTACCCATAGCCTTAATAATTACAGTTTTGACGCAAGATTGCTCATTTTTGTGCGTAAAAGGTTGCGTTCATCGGGTGTCATGTCATTCAGAAGCTCCGATATATCTCCACTTAATTCACGGATATACATATCAAGGGCTTTCATTTTATGCTCTTTGTCCTCTGTAGAAGCTCCTTTGTGCATTTCTTTTGTCTCGGTATAATGTCTCTTTGCCCTGTCATAATTGCTTTCACTCACATGTGGTGCAATCGGTTCAGAGTAGTACATCTTACCTTGGCTCTTATCCATGTCACGCATATACTCCATGTCGTTGTAGTTTACCGGCATGTGATAATATGGCGGTTCTTCATATCCCCTACGTGTTCCACGACCTTTAGGGGCAAATCTGCCATTTGCATAGCGATATTGGTCGTAATATCTTCTACCACTTTCTTCGCCATATTCTGCCTTAAGACTTCTTAGGAGTTCTTTGTCGTACTCTTCTTCCTCTTCATCAGCCTTTTTCATAGCCTTGGAAATTATTGAATGATACTCAGCTTCTGCAAGGTCTTTTATCATATCTACGACCTGTCCCATCTCGGAAGTGTCAACATTCTCAACGCCCTTTTCAAGCTCGTTGACAGCTTTCTCTGTAAGACACTCCTGCATTTTGTGTATTCTTTCAACGTGCATACTCTCGCCCCCCTAACCAATTCGATTTACTGTGATGTTAGCATTTGCAACACTGATAGCCTGTGCAGATGTATTCTTGACAGAAATTGCCTGACAGCATCCGCAAGGAAGCCATACATCTGTTGCCATAGACACATTGTTAAATGCTTCAACTGCTGTTGGTGTAGAGATTGCCAGTGTAGATAAGTCCGGCTCGCCCTCGACAGCAATAGCTAATGAAATTGCTCCTGCGGTTCCGCCTGTAGGAACTGCAATATTTCCGTTAAATTCTACTCTGTACTTTGCTTTGCAAGTGTTGGTAGCGCCTTTAAGGTTAATTAATCCGCTTCCTGTTCTGTGCGAAATATATCCTTTATTGCATACAGACGTTGGCGCATCTGTAAATAATACATTTCCGTTTACTGCAACTGTCTGTGTTGCAACATTTGAAAATTCAGCCATTTTTATTACCTCTCTTTCACAAAATAAAACCACCAACCGATATTAGTTGATGGTTTCTAAATTTGATTATGCACAATAGCTCATAGCATATTTCTTAACAATATTCTCAAAAATAGCTTTAAGCTGTGGTTTTTCAAAGATAATAGCAATTTTTGTTGTCTCATTCTTAATTGCTGTTTTCGTATTACCCGCTTTTTCCATACGCTTTTTCTTATTGTCCTGTAGCCTCTTTAAGCTACAATGTGCAGTGGTTTCCAATTCTCCGTAGAGTTGATTGTAAAGTATCTGATAGTCAATTTTGCTCTTGATTGAAATTTCACGCACCCTTGCATTGATTTCAGCTTTCCAATCTCCAATAGGCTGTGTAAATATCTCTTTCATATTATCAACAGTCTGCTCAACTTTATTTATCTGCTCCGCCTGTCGTTTCTGTTCAAGTTGTTGCTGCGCTACTGATTGAAAGATTGTGTTGAACATTTTAAGTTCGGGTGACAATTGGGATATATCAATAGCTTTTTGCTTTACTCTTTCCTCTACAGTTGTAAAATACTCCCTTGCCTGTTCCGCTTTCTCTGAATTACCTCTAACAGATAACTTCTTGGCAAAGTGAGCGGTGAGCTTGTAATCTACCGCTTTGTTACCCTCGACATCAATGTCGAACCCCCAATAATCCTCATTTTCTGTAGCAAACTCATTATCTGTAATATTAGTTTTTGCCCACCTTGAAAACTGTCCTTGTGCCAGCCCTAAAAAGTCATACAACTTTCTAGCTGTTGTCATGCCCTCGCTGTCAATGTTAAGTGCAACTTCAATAGGTGTTCTCATATCTATTACATTGTTAATCGCATTCATTATGCCGCACCGCCTTTCTCTGCCATTAAGTGTTTCAGTAACAGCTTCTCCATATCACCTGTCATTGTCTTTACTCCCTCCGTTGCGGTCGGATTTTCGCTTAATAACTTACCATATACAAAACAGTTCAGATAGTTTAGCGTGCTATAATCTCCTGTTTCCAATAGATTGTCTACCATATTGCAGATGTTGTCGTGTACTCCATTCAGAAAATACCAATTCTTATCTATAGACTTCTGATACACCTTTTCAGCATACTTCCTTATTTCCTCTAGCTCAATGCTCGTTGGCATGCGGTCTAATATCTTGATAATGTCATCCTTGACTTTTAATGTGTCATACTCACATCTAAGGTCATCTAGCTCCCTTTTAAGCTCTGCCTTTGTCATTTCATCAATACTCTTGCGTTCTAATTCCATAATATCTTATCCTTTCAAAAAATACTTGATTTTCCGAAAGAAACTGATAGAATAGATTTATCAATCTCTTTCGGATTGGTGCTTTTAAAGTGTTGTGTTCGTTGGTAGCGGTGCAACACTTTATTTTTTTTGACTTCTTATCTTTTCAATGCCAATTCTGATTAGTTCTAGTATTGAATAACCACTTTCAGAAGAAAAGTCCATAATTTCTTTTTTCTCTTGTTTTGTTACTCTTACATAAATCCTATCATTCATTGGATTTTCAGATTTAGGTCTGCCTGTGCGTGGAGACATTTTAAACACCTCACTTTCTGTCCGCACATTTAATATATAATAGTACGCACAAAAAGTCAACCCCAAAATTCAAGTTTTTTAGAAAAATCAAATCTACAAATCATCAACTAATATTCGGTTTTCAATGTGCAAAAGGGCAAACATTATAGTCTGCCCTTTATCTTCCCGACATTTGTGTCGGTAACATCAAGTAATACTGCTTAGCAGACATAATCTCAACTAACTCTCGACTAAACTTGGACTAAACCTCGACTAAAAATGGTTTTTAATCAGTTTAGATTGAGTTAACTCAATTAAGATACTCAATTATTCATTTTTAGCAATTACAGCCGGTATTGCAACCACAGCCATATGCATAAGCATTTGGGTTAGGCACAACATAAGCTGGAATAGCCGTAGGATTTACAGAGTTGACAATCTGCTGTGTCTGTGCTGTCATTGCAGTAGTCAGAAGTGCATTTTGTCTATCCTGTGAAGCAGAAAGTTCAAGTTTCTGCACCTTATCTCTCAAATCCGCATTTTCCTTTGTACATAAGTAATCAAGGATGGCCCTCGTCCCTGCCTGCTGGCTGTCAATAATATCTCTTGTATTATTGTTCATTGTGTTTTGTAAAGCACAAGTGTTAGTTGCTAAGTTGTAATTAATTCCCTGGATGGCTTCTCTCGTCTCACAGCAGCAGTTAGCAAGCTGTGACTGTAAAGCGTTGGTATTCTGCATATTAGCAACTGTGTCAGCGTTTACTGCCTGTTGTATGCCATAGCCGGTCTGCATGATGTTTGTGTTTATGCCGTTAAAGCCTGTGAGCATACTGTTGTTCATGGCATAAAAGCCGTCACAAAGTCCGTTGGAAATGCCGTCTAACTTGCTGATAACTGCTGAATTATCAAATCCTCTCTGAATTTCACTGCCGACACCGCCATTAGTGCCACCGAAACCACCAAAGCCGTTACCCCAGCCTCCGAATATCGCAAATACTACGATAAGGAACCAAAGCCATGAGCCGTCATTCCAGTTATTTCCGTTGTTTCCGTCCAAATTCGCCACGATGGGTACGCTTGGACAATTTCCTGTGTTGAACATCTGTTTTACCTCCAAAATTTATTTCATAAAGAGCCGTGCGCACGTTCTCTCATATGCTATATCCCAAAATTACCTTTAATCTGCTTCATTACATCATCAGGATTAATGCCTTTTTCCTTGCATAAGTTTCTTGCCATTTGCTCAATTCCCTTGCTGTTTCCGCTTTGAGCCATGCTCATTGCATTCTGAATCATTGGATTTCCCATTACGCGATTATTGCTCATTATCTGTTGCATTATTCCCATTACATTCATGCTTTTTCACTCTCCTTACTTTGTGTTCGTGGAGTTTTTCTTTGCGTTCCTAAAGATAATTGCTCAATTTTCTCTGATAGTTCGTTGAGCTTTGCCATAATACCCTCTGTGGCTTTCTCTGATAGGTCAAATTCAAGTTTTTCCGTGTCACCTGATAAAATATCTGTCTTATCATTTAAAACCGGCTTAAAAGTCAATGTGCGTATTGTTCCGTCAGCATTCCAACTCTTAGCGTATATCTCTGTTAAATCCTGTTTTGGGAAAAATGCCACACTGCCATCCATCGGCACCTCGTTGGGATTAATAGTCTCAACTGCCTGTACTACTCTGCCACTTATGCCTTGCGTCGGTTCGGGCTGTTGGTATCTCTGATAGCTCGCCATTGGGTTGTACTGATATGTTCCATAATTAGGTGTATAATTCATCATTGGTTGCTGATACGGCATGTTCATCTTTGTTTTCCTCCAAAACTTCCTCTATCGCTTTAATGACAAGGGATAATGTCATTAGGTCGATTTTTTGTAACTCACTTTTAGCAAATATTTTTTCTCTCACATCATCGTCAAACACAACATCATCTCCTTATGCCTAAATTGTGGCATAAAAAAAGAGAAGAGCATTTCCATGTTCTTCTCTAATTATTGTCATGCATAAGGTTTTTCCATGTACCATTCATGTACCAATAGTGTACCATTTTTTGTTTATTTATGTGAATATATAACGAATTATATAAAATTAAGATTTCATGTGAAACATCGTAAAATTGAGGTATGTTGCGGTTTGTGAGGATATAATGAACTATGTTAGATACCCCTCGTAGCAACGATGCCTAATTTCATTTTTGATTTTACCTATTCAAAAATCCATTGTTTAAGGGATTTTTGCCTTTCTATTTTTGATTTATGTACCAATTTTGTACCAATTTAATTGGATATACTATATTTTTGATTATTTTATATTACTTTGAGTGCTTCTGCCACTCTGTCCATTTCTAAGTTCTTTTGCTCGTCTGTCGTGTGAACGTAAAGATTCATTGTGATACCTATGTTCGAGTGTCCTAATATTGTCTGCAAGGTTTTTGGAGTCATACCGGCTTCAATACATCTTGTTGCGAATGTATGTCTTAATACGTGCATTGAAAATCTCGGTATCTGTGCTCTGTCACACGCTTTGTAAATTCCGGTATCATATGTGCTGTTTTTCACAGGTGCCCCGGTCTTGCACAGAAACACTCTGTCTCTCCATTGAATGTCAATAAATTTGAATGAAGCATTTTTGGCTTTCTGCAATTTCAATAGCGATACGGCTTCATCAGTGAGTGGAATTGTCCTATATCCTGATTTGCTCTTAGGCGGTCCCTCTCGCCATTCACCTGTTGAATGTCTGTACTCTAAGCTCCTGACGATTTTGATTGTTTTGGCTTTAAAGTCTACATCTTCCCATTTAAGCCCCACAAGCTCGCCTGTCCTTAGCCCAGTCTGCAAGGCAAATCTGTATTGATACTCATATGATGTGCCTTTGATAGCTTCGCAGAATTTTTTCTGATTTTCAATCGTCAATGCTTCTTTCTTTGAGGATTCCTTACCTATGTCGGATTTCACCATGCGGTTGCACGGATTTTTGGGGATAATCTCGCTTTGATATGCATAGTCAAGCATGTTGTATAGCGCTATGCGCGTCTGATATATCGTTGCCGTTCTGTAATCCTCGTCAGCCATATTAGTCATTATCTTTTGACAGTGGAGCGTATTAACCTCTCGCAGTATCTTATTTCCGATAACAGGCTTTATGTTGCGTTTGTATCTCTCAGTGTAATTTCTTAGCGTGTTCGGTCTTACTGTGCGCTTCTTAACGCTTATCCAGTAGTCAAACCATGCATCAACCAACATGTCAGACGGAAAGTCGGGGTTGCTGTGCTCATCAGTGTACTGCTCATCGGCAAGCCACTTTTTGCACTCTTGCAGTTTAGCGAATAATTTCTGCACTCGCTTTCCACTCCTTGTCGTGTATCTGCCAACATAGTACTTGTCTTTTCTCTGACTAATGCCTCTACCTAGTTCTTTACCTTTCAAGTCCTTTCCCATATTAAATTTTCGCTCCTTTCACTTATGGAAAAGCCTTATGCAATTTATTATAATATCACATAAGGCTACATAAGTCCACATTTGATTATATCTCTATCGACTCTGCGATATACTTTTCAAACTCTTTTCGCTTGATTAATCGTCTCTTTCCGACATACATAACAAATTGGCACCTTGGGTTGTTTGTTATTTCTCGGAGCTTGTTCACTCCGATATTACTGTATTCCGCAGCTTCATCAATCGTCAGCGTTACTTTTTCCCATATTGGTACTTTGTTAATCATCGCCTGACTCCTTTCTATCTTTTCCTTAATGGTTGCCACTCTCCGGGAAGTGGTCGTTTTCGAGATTAATAATCTCTGTGATACTTCTTCAAGGCTTTTATCAGCAACTAGCAACTCAAAAACTTCCGCTTCCTCATTGGTGAAATTGGCATTTTTCATAATCTCTTCAAGTTCCGGCTTAGTAAGTTTTGAAAACTTCATAAGCCTATTATCTCCTATTCTTCGGTTTTGCTTGCACTGTGTATACAAGTATTTGAGTATCGGCATGAGCTGTTACACGGCTTGTTATCCTCATATACACATTGTCTTTCAATCGGCTCTATATCGCTTATAGTTCTGCTATTCATCTTATCATCACTTCCTTTTTATATTGCTCTGCCATATATTGTCCGTAGCTCATGCCCTTACTCTTAGCAATCTCGCAGATTTCCGCAAGTTTATTTTTCTTGGTGGGCTTTCTTTTGAGTCTTTTCTTTTCTCTGATTTTTCTTAATTCCGTAGCTCTCTGCTGTCTATGTGCTTCACAACACGTATTTTGGTTAGCTGCGGTCGGTGTAAATACCTTGCTACAGACTACACATTTAATTGGTTTGTAGTGTTCCATTGTTATCTCCTTGCTTGATATTCAGATTTTTAAACATAGCACACATAACATCTACCACTATCGAGTTGCCAAACTGCTTATACAACTGCGTATTGCTGTTTACTGCTGCCATTTTGTCAATATCTTCATCAGATACACCCATCAGCCGTCCACACTCTCTCGGTGTCAGTTTTCTGATACGATATTGAGGTTTTTCAAGTAATAAATTATCTTTCTGCACACTTGTCAAACAATTACTTGTGCCTTGTGTATTCGCTTCTAACCGCTGTTCTGTCGGACTTCCCGCAGTTCTATCTGACGGATTATCGGGATTTCTGCCACGCATAGCAACTATCTGACTTTCACACACCTTAATCTGTTGCGTACCACCGCCCTCAACTGTTGTGATATTAGGGCAAAGTGCATTTTCATCATATACTGTGTTTGATTGATGTTTGCCTGTACCATTATCCATAAATCCTAACTGCTTTGCTTCAAGTATTTTTGGCTCTTGATTACCGCCTTGCATTGTACTCAATGTTGGACTGCACCCCCCC